AGTCGGCTCATACGGCAGATCGGGGTAAATTCCGCGTGCAATCGGCATGGCTTCTGCCGCGTCCTGTTCGGTTACCGGTTCGGCCGCTATGTCGGATACCGGTACGGCAGGGGCTTTGTCGGGTACGCAGCTGGCGGCAAAGAAGAGGACGATGGCCGCTGCCGCAACCAATAGCCGCCATAAGAAATTTTTCACCGCTTCCATCTCACACCCCCCGTACCACATCGCCGTCAACCATCTCAAAACCAAGCTCCGCCGCCTGATTCATCGCTGCCGCCACCAAGTTGTTGACCGCCAGCGGATAGAGCAGGCTGTTGGTTTCCAATCCCTTGCTCGTGCGGCTTTTGACTGTCAGACGCTCGGCAACCGCATCAATCGCGCTTTGGTCTAAAATCTTCGCCATGTCCGCATTGACGCGGGCAAATTTGTGCTTGAGATAGCCTTCGAGCTTGCCGTCGGTTAGCGGCAAGAGCGTAACCACTTCGCAGCGTTGCACCACCTCGCGCACCGCAGGATTGTTTTCGCTGAGTTTTTGCGCCAACTCCGTCTGACCGATTAAGACAATCCCGAGCAGGCGTTCAAACCCGTTTTTCAGCTCAAAAAAGCGTTTCAAGTGTTTCAAGGTCGGCAGCGGCAGACCGTGCGCCTCCTCAATCAAGAGCAGGTGTTTGTTGCCCGCTTTCGCGCTTTCCGACAAAGCGCGGTGGATTTGGCGAAAACGTGCTTCCGGGCTGCGTTTAGGGCTGGCTCCCGGCGACACCGCCTCCAAAATGGCCTCGGCAATATGTACTGCCTTAAGCGTTTTGCCTTTTTGGTCGTTGTCCTCCATCGCCAAGACATAAGGCTCGATCAGGATGATTTGTCGGCCTTCGCGGTTGATGCGGTCTTGCAGGTCTTCTCGCAGTGTGGATTTACCCGCGCCGCTTTTGCCGACCACCGCCACAAAACCGCCGTGGCAGGCCGTCTGAAACATCGCCTCTCTCACATAGCGCACATCCGGCGTCATATACACATCGTCCGCAGACTGGATTTCGTCATTAAACGGGTCGCGGAATAGGCTAAAATGTTGTTTTGCCGCTTGGTTTAAAGTTGCTTTTCGTAGTAACATCTCATTGTCCTTGTCTTCATAAGTTGCTTGGGCAGGTGCGGCTTCCGGCTCGTTTCTCAGGCTCGCTGGGATTTCCGCACCATTCGTTTCAAAAAATTGTTTCAATTTCCTTCGCAGCTCGGCTGCGTTTTTTTTCGGCCATTGCCCGTGATTGACTACCGCCACCAGCATCGGCTTGCTGCATCCGATTTCGGCTGCGGCGGCGGCATAGGATTTGCCGATTTGCTTAAAGGTCTGTTTCATGCTTTCCCTTTTTTCAAATGCGACGACGTCGTCGCATTTGCCTAACCGGTTTTATGCAGCTTCAGACGACCCATCGTCTTCAGCCTGTCGTAAACCTCGTCCAATTTGCTCTCGACCACGCCTTCCGGGTAGTGTTTGAGGATGACCGCCATCGCCTGTTTCCAGTCGCCGCCGTCTGCCTCGACGCGGGGTTTTAAGCGTTTGGCGATTTCGACCTTGCTCAATACCTGCTCAGAGACCTCCATCCGGTTGTACGCCATCTGCTGTCCCTGTTTGGGCATAAAGAGCGTATTTCGCGCGGCAAGCGTATCTTCCTGATGTTTGTACGGGTCGATTTCGCCGCCGAATGGGACTGCTTTGCCTTTGCGTTTGGCGGCTGCCGCCTCCAGCGTTTCCGCACCCATCGCCAGCTTGTCCAGCTCTTTTCGATGCTGCTGCGCGTCCGTATCGGTAGGGGCTTTGTATTCCGCCCCGATGACCGCGGCGTCAGCCCTGAAGCCCATCTCGTCAAAAACTACTTCGGGTACGGATACCCAAACCTCGTTACCCTCCGCGTCATAAGTGGCGACCCGCGCCCCGTTTACCTCCCAAGGATTCTTACCGACCAAAACCTTCTGACCGACCAAAATCCCCTGGATGCCTTTCACGCTATATACCCGTCCGCCGAAGCGGATTTCCAAATCCGCCGAGACTTTCGCCTCTTTCGGCGCGCTGATGGCAAGCTCTCGGCAATAATCCGCAGGCGGCGGCAGGATGAGCTGCTCGGGTTTGATTTTGTTCCAGGCCTGATAGCGGGTCATGCCGTGGCGGCTGTGCTTTTGCGTACCGTTGTAGTAACGCATCCATCGTGCCGATAAAGCATTGAGCTGGTCGATGTCGTGTACCTCGGTAAAGCGCAACCCGCTCTCAAATGCCGTCTCGACAATATCGTTGGCTTTTTCCACTTGCCCTTTGGCACGCGGATTGCCCGGCTTGTTGATTTGCACATGCACATCCAACGACTTGCACAAATTTTTAAACGCCGCCGAAGTATTCGCGCTGCTCGGGTCAAGCATGACCATGCGCGGTACGCCGCGAAACGGGTCTTTTAGCGAGTCTGCCTTTTGCTGCATCATGTAGATGAAAAAGTCGCAGAGGTTCGCGCTGGTCTCGCCGCCGAAGTAATAACGCACCGCAATCGTGCCGGAAGCATGGTCTGTCCCCGTGTACCGCCAGACGCGGTCGTTTTCGATTTTGACGACGTTTTTCGGCTTGTTTTTATAAAACTCCTCTTCCTTCATGACCCGCAGCCCCGTATCCTTGCTCTGACGGGGCAGGTAATACAAAACGCACAAACTCGGGTCGATTTGCCAACAATGGTTCGGATGCTCTGATTTCATTCGGCTGACCGGTTCGGGCTGGAGCAGTTGGTCAGGATGCAGCTTGTACTCTCGTAAGGCCCGGGTAATGGTGTTTTCAGAAAGCGGCATGACTTCCCCGGTTTCCTCATCAATCCGCGCCGCCTCGATTTTTCCGTTGGCGCGCAGCATTTCCACTGCCTGCCGCACCGACATCAATCGCTTGCCGTTGCGCCTCATCGCCTCCACCAAAACCGCCGAAATCAATTTGGCTTCTTCCGGCTTCAGCTCCGTCTTGCCCGCATCGCTACGCCGTTTGCGCGTTGGCTTGACGCTGACTGCCTCCAGCTTGCGGTATAGCGTGGCAAGGCTGATGCCCAATTCCTGCGCCTGCTGCTTAAGATATGCAGAGCGTGCTCCGCGTCCCATTGCTTCCGCCTGATTCTCGACTGCCTTAAGACGCTCAATCATTGCCGGATTCATCGCCTTCTCCCGTTTCACCGCCCAACCATTCCGGCACATTGTCTGTCGGTGCTTCGGTCGGTAGGGCATAGCTTTCGCGCAGTTGCTCGCAGTCCAAAATAATTTGATTGAGCGTGCCGACCATCTTCGCGCGGTGATCAAATCCATGCGCCTCGCCGTGAGCCGCCATCTGTTCGAACATCTCGCGCAATCGGCTGATTTGCGAGCGGATACCGACTTCCAAGCTGCCAAGCTGCATCGTCAGCTCGATGCCCACATCCGCAGGTTTAGGCTCTTTGACACCCGTCTGCTTTTTCGACAGCTTTTCTGCCAGCTCATCGACCTTTTTATTTTTATCGGCAATTACCTTATCTTTCGCTTCCGCCGTTTCGCGGCTTTCGCGCAGGGCGACGCGCAGCTCCTTGACCGTCATACGGTCAACATCGTCAAAAGTGTTGCCGTTGACCTCACCGCCTTCGGCAAGCTCCAACAAAGTGTCGTCGTCTTCAACCAGCAGCTCGAGCAGTTTGGATTTGCCCAACGTCATCAGCTTATGCTGCACCTGTTTCATTTTCGGGTCGATAAATCGGAGGGTGGCATTCATCAATCTTTGAGATTCCCGCCGTCCGAGACCGAATTCTTTTTCAGCGATTTCGGCAAAACGCCCATGCGGCGTATGCTCTTTGATGATGATCAGCGCGCGCCCCAGCTCAAACATCCCTTCCATTGTTTGGCGTACCGCGAATCGTCCTCGCTCAATCCATACCGTCTCGTTGTAGGCCTCGCCGTTCGAAAACTTGTCCATAACCTCCATGCTGTGGATAGCCAGTTCGTTTGCCGTTGCGCCGACCGTATGTCCTAAAATTTCTGTTGCCATTTCTTTTGCTCCTCAAATGCGACGACGTCGTCGCATTTAGTAAATTCGGTTTTCCAATTCTTGCAAGCGCGCATTTAACCGCTCTTGCTGTTTTCTAAATCGCTCTGCAATTTGCAGGGTTTTGATGCCGTAGGCGTAGTTTCCGTTATCCAACTTGACCACCAACCCAGAAGCAATCAAATCATCGAGATCCCTACTGATTTGTGTTGGTGTCATCCCCAGCCCAACCGATAAATCTTTATTACTCAGGCCGATAATTGGATGTTCATCAAGCGCGATAAAGACCCTCAATAGTCGTTGTACCCTTTTACTTTCTGCCATATCGACTCCTACGCTGCGTCTTGTTTGGACTTAAGCCCGAGTTCCAGCGCGATTTGATGCGCCTTCCCCCGATTTGCCTTGACGGTTCCGTTCAGAATGCGGGACACGTACGTCGGGTCATAGCCACGCGCCATGCACCAATCCTTCATCGTTTCGCCGCGCTCTCGGAAACCTGCTTTTATTTTTTCTGCTTTCACGGAATATCTCCTGTTTGGTTCTCGTGTTAAAATCCTGATTGTTTAAATCTTTAAACAATCTTGTATCAAACTTGATGCAAGTATAATAGGAATATTTCTAGCTAGAAAGATTATTTCTAGTTTATTTTTAAGGATTAATTCTATGAGTTTGATTTTTACTGGAAATATTCGTGAACTTCTTGCGAAAGAAGAGCTGACTATCGCCGAATTTGCCGATTTGATAGATGAAAAAGTATCTAGGGTAAATGATGTTTTAAGCGGAAAACAGCGTCCACCATTTGATATGGTGGAAAAAATATTGAGCAAATTTGATGTTGATGCAAACTGGCTGATTTCTGGAAAAAAGAACAGTAAAAGGAATATTTCTAGTTTGACGGCATTATCTGACGACTACGCCTATATCCCCATGTTTGATGTCGAGGTCTCCGCGGGCAATGGCACGACCGCCTACGGCGTAACCGACCCCGCCAATCATTTGGCGTTCCGTCGAGACTGGCTGCTCCAACGCGGCCTGCATGAGCAAGACCTCAACATCGTTACAGCCAAAGGAGACAGCATGGAGCCGACCATCAGCAGCAAAGACACGCTGCTGGTTGATACCTCCAAAACCAATCCGCGCGACGGTCAGATTTACGTTATCCGCAGCGGTGACGTGTTATGGGTAAAGCGTGTCCAACGCCAAATCGACGGCAGCCTGCTTTTAATCTCCGACAACTCGACCTATCCGCCCATGCCGCTGATGTTGTCAGACCATCCGGACATACAGGTTATCGGGCAAGTGGTTCAGATTTCAAAAGACCTGAACTAGCCACAATCAAAAAGGGAAATAGAATGAAAATACTCGCTTTATTAATTGCCGCTACCTGTGCTTTATCTGCGTGTAGCGGCCAATCTGAAGAGCAATCGGCACCTGCCCAGCCTCAAGAGCAAGTTCAATCCGAATTGAAAACCATGTCGGCAAGCTATGCCGAATATCAAGCAGCAGCCAATAAAGGGCTTGCCGACCAAAAAACCGGGCTATCCCTGCCTGAACATGTATCCCCAACCGATAATGCAGAAGGGAAGAATCTGCTGCATGACTTTTCAGACGGCCTCACATTAACCGTTGATACCGATAAAGCCGACAAAATTACTGCCGTCCGAGTAGTCTGGAACACAGAGGCGTCGTCTGAAAAAACAGACAAACTGGCCAAAGCCGCTGCCGCCCTGATTGCGGCAACCGCTCCGGAAGATCACACCCTGTTACGTGACACTAATGAGCAAATCAAAATAGCGATTGATAACCATAATGCGAAAAAAGACCCAACCCGTGAATGGGCGCGTGGTGGGATTGCTTATGAAGTCACTGTTACCAATTTACCGAGCGTGGTTTTGACGGCGAAACCTGAGTAACCTGCATTACAGTCACAGACTGTTTGATCATCCGATAATGATGTGCCCCAAACTTGTCTTTAATAGAAAGCAATTCTCTCAAAATCAGTTTTATCCTCCTTAAAAGATTAGTTACTTCAGAGTGCAGCCTGCATGTAGAAGACCTGAAAAATATAGGGAAAAACGGAGTATTCAAAATGGAACAGTCCAATTTAAACCTTGATAAACAATCTGAAACTGAAACGTTCACCATTTCGTATAATTCTGCTGATGCCGATTTACAGAACCATCGGCTAAATGCAGGAGATTTAGCAACAGCCATTAAAGAAATGAATGACTTATTGGTAAAATCTGATAAGGTCTTAAATGGGAAAAAACGAAGTTTTGAAGTATTTGTAGAAGCGCCTGCAAAAGAGGGATCACTCGGCGTTCAATTTTTAGTAGAAATGTTGAATCCTGAGAATGCTATGCCAGTTTTAGCCGCCGTTGGTGTGGTAGGAGGACTAGTAAAAACAACATTTGATGTTGCTCGTGAAATGAATGGGCATACTTATCTTGATATTGAAACATGCGAAGATTCAGATGATGCCACAATTAAATTGGATGGGAAGACTATTACCAGCCATGAGGATGTAGCGGTTTTGATATCCTATCCGGAAATCAGGGAATCCATTAAAAAGATTGTGACTGTACCTTTAGAAAACCATGAACAACCGGAATTTAAAATTTTTAAATCTACTTCTACTGATACCGAAACCAGTGAAGCAAAAATCGAAACCGTCTCATTTGATGAAAAAGCAATCAAAGCAATTAGTCAGCTGAATACTCAGAATAAAGACCCTCAGATAGTTACCTTGAAAGCAGTCATCACTTTCGTCAAAATTAATTTTACGGGCAAGAAAGGCTGGAAAATTAAATTAGACGGGAAAGAAGTCCCTGTAGAAATCAAAGACGACAATTTTTTTCTCCGAATTAAAAAGGCTACTCTTTCTTTTAAAGATGGAGATGAATACAATGCCGTATTGGAGCGTACATCACGATTTGATGGTAAAACCAATCAGGAAAAATTCAGTTATGCACTGATTAGCGCCAAGAAAAAGCGTAAACCTAAAAAATAATTTGTATAGGAATGAGAATGGCTGTTGTAGATTTTGTTTACAACAATCTGCTTTGGATAGGGATAATTTTGCTTATCCCCGTTTTCTCATGTCTAATGAAAATCGTATTTTTCGAACTTTTCCTCTTCTTCAAACCTACCCATAAACTTACCATTCGACATTTCCATGAAGGCGAATTAAAAGACGAAATCACAATAGACCTCAATGCTAATGAACCACTTGTCAGACAAATCAAGCGTATAAAACAGGGGGCAAAATGAATTCTGAAACAAATAACGTTGCCTCAGTACCAATGAATTCTGAAACAAATAACGTTGTCTCAGTACCTAAGAGTCAATATGCCGTTACAGCAGGTTGTTCCACACTAGTTATTTGGGGCATAAATAATTTCTTGCCTTCCAATCTAGCAGAAAAATCAATTGTTATCGCCCCTGTTTTGGGTTCAATCATTGCATATTTTGTTTCTCTTGCCATTGCACAATGGGGATATACCCCAGAAGAAATTAAAATACGAAGAAAGTTGAAAACAGATAAAAAGAGTTTGGAGAAACTGTTGGATGCTGCCAAAAAATATCCTCACCGTTATGAAGAGCCCTATATCAAACAATTAAAACAAGAATTACAAGAAACCAATCTGGAATTGACTCGGGTTGGGCGAAATTCTTTAGAGCAAAATAATACAGACAAGTAATTTTAACCCCCTTTAAAAGCCCATTCAGACGACCTTTCCTAAAATCCCTGTATTGATTTCAACCTCAATACAGGGATTTTCCATGTCAGACAAATTCAACCAATTCATCAACCGCGTCCTCTCTCACGAGGGCGGTTACGTCAATCATCCCAAAGACCCCGGCGGCGAAACCAACTGGGGTATCACCAAGCGTACCGCAATGGCAAACGGCTTTAACGGTTCCATGCGTGCCATGACCCGCGAACAGGCTATCGGTATTTACCGAAAGGCGTTTTGGGAGCGTTACCACGCCGACCAAATGCCCGAAGCGGTCGCTTTCCAATTTTTTGATGCCTGCGTCAACCACGGTTACGGCAATGCCGCCCGTATGCTCCAACGCGCCGCAGGCGTGCCGGACGACGGCATCATCGGCGAAATCAGTCTCAAAGCCATCAATTCCCTCCCCGAAAACGACCTTTTATTGCGGTTCAACGCCGAGCGTCTGGTCTTTTATACCAAGCTCGGTACGTTCACGTCTTTCGGTAAAGGTTGGGTCCGCCGCGTCGCGCAAAACCTGATCCACGCATCAGCGGACAACATTGATTAAAAAAGGAGCAATCATGTCAAAAAAGTCTTTACTCGCCCTAATGGCCGCCGTGATGTCTCCCAGTTTCAGCGTCGATCTGGGCATTCGTTCAGCTATACCTTCTCAGGGATGCCGGACGATGCCTCACCGTCCAAGCGGGGTGGCGGCAGCGAAACGCGCCGCGAAGAAAAACCGTCAAAAATGACCGGCTTTTTCCGATGGCTGGGCGGCTTAGTCTCCAATCCCGCAACCGGAAAAATCAGCCATACCAAATTATGGGCAAACGTTGCCGCCGCAGCGATGACCTATAAATTCTCGCTCTCGCCAGATGCCCCCGAATGGCTTTGGTGGGCATACGGAGCAATGGTCGGAGGGTATGCATTAATCAAACGCGGCATTGCCGCCGTACCGCAGTTGGCGGAAATCAAAAAATCCACGAATCCCGAAGAATGGAGCGGCAATGATTGATTTTTTGTACAAAAACAAAACGGCATTGGCATGGCGTGCATTGATTGTGTTAGGCATCTGGCTAAACGGCTATCACTATGCCGCCGACAAAGCCGATGCCAAGCAAACCGCCCTGATTACCGCCTACCAAAACTCGTCAATGGCGGCAGCCAAACAATACGCCGACGAGCTTAAAAAAGCGCAAGCGGAAACGAAGCGTTGGCATGACTTCGCGCAGCGTCAAAGCATCGAGCTAGCATCCGCCCTGAGCGAGCTGGATAAAACCAAAAACACCTTACAGGAGCAAACGCATGACGCGATTCAAAAAGACGGCAATGGTTTTAACGGTATCGGTTCTAACAGCCTGCACCTCTACAACCGTGCCTTCGGATACCCCGATTAAAACCGTACCGACAGTGGATTTGCCGCCTGTATCTACCGGGCTGCTGGTCAAATACGAACGCCCCGAGCGTCCGACCGGCGGCTCACCCGAACAACTCTTAAACCATGCCGTACGTTACGGTGAATACTGCCAAAAGTTGGAAGTCCAAGTCTCCGGGTGGCAGGACTGGTACACGAAAGGCCGTCTGAAAAATGACTGATTTTGCCGACCGCGCATCAGAGCGTGAAGCCATATTTTTGGAAGAGTCCCTGGCGAAACATCAAATCATGCCGGAACGTGCCGACAGCCTGAGCCATTGCGAAGATTGCGGCAGCCCGATACCGGACGCAAGGCGAAAAGCAGTCAAAGGCTGCACCCGCTGCATCGTTTGCCAAGAATATTTCGAACACGGATGGCCTTAAAAATGGAAAAAACCTTTATACACATCGAATTTTGGCAGTTGGTCGGATTTCTTCTCTCCTTCCTCGGCATCTGTTTTACCTTCGGCAAAATGCTGCTGGCGCAATTCCGCGAGCAGCAGGACGAACGCCAAAAACAGCAGGAACGCCTGCAAGGCAAAGTAGAAATCATGGAAAACAAACTGGCGGAATTCAACGCCGGCCTGCCGCTCACATACGTCCTGCGCGAAGACTACATCCGCAATCAAGTCGTCCTCGAAGCCAAACTCGACAACGTCGCCGAGAAACTCACTGAAATCTACAAAATGGAAAGCGTAAAAAAATGATTAGCTAGGAACTGATCGCCAAACAACGGCGCGAAGGTATGCGTTGGAACATTATCAACACCCTTAATAAAGCCCGACCGCACACGACAAGCGAAACCTTCTTGTTGGACATCATGAACGCGATTTACCCGCAGACCACCGCCACCGAACTGCGCCAGCAGCTCGACTACCTTGCCGACCGCAAAATGGTCGAACTGAATAAAGCACCGCACGGCTTGTGGTTTGCCGACCTGACCAGTTTGGGTGTCGATATTGCCGAATACACAGTCGAGTGCCGTGCCGGTATCGCCCGCCCCGAAAAAGTGTGGAGCTGATATGGCAAAACGCAGCGTCATCGACCAGCTCCCTGAAGCCGTCCGACACGAGTTTGAGCGCAAGCTCGTCGAAAACGGCTTCGCCGACTACCAGGCATTATCCGAATGGTTGCAGCAGCAGGGTTACGAAATCAGCCGCTCCGCCGCCCATCGGTACGGCCAAAAAGTACAGCGTCGGTTTGCCGCCATCAAAAACAGCACCGAAGCGGCACGCCTGATTGCCGAAGGCGCGGCAGACGAAGGGGATACTCGCTCCGAAGCCTTGATGGCGATGTTGCAGACAGAGTTGTTTGAGGCATTGGTGCAGATTGGCGAGATGCCCGAAGACGAGTTAAACGCGCTTGACCGTTTCGGGATTATGAGCGAGGGCGCGCGCAAAATCAGCGGGCTGATTACCGCCGGTACGCGCCTGAAGGAATATCAGGCAAAAGTTAAAGCCAAAGTCGAAGCCGCCGCCGAAAACGTGGCCAAGCAGGCAAAAAAAGGCGGGCTGTCCGACGCGGCTGCCGAAGCCATCCGCAAACAGATTTTAGGTATCGCATCATGACGACCAAAACCGAAGACCGCACGCCATCGGCATTGCTGCCTTACCAGCAGCGTTGGTGCGCCGATAACTCTCCCGTCAAACTCTGCGAAAAATCCCGACGCATCGGTCTGAGCTGGGGCGAGGCTGCCGATACCGCCTTACTTGCCGCCTCATCGGGCGGCATGGACGCATGGTACATAGGCTACAACAAAGACATGGCTTTGGAGTTTATCCGCGATTGTGCCAACTGGGCGAAATTCTACGGTTTG